TCGTCTTCGTCTTCCTGTTCCTGCGCAGCGATGGCTTCAGCCTCGGCGCGCTGCCGTTCCATCTTCTCGAGCGCCGCAATGATAGCGGTCTGCGTTCGTGCGAAGCCTGCACCCTGCCGCGCGAGTATCTCTTGCGCCGGGAGAGGCAGCGTTGCGGGCGGCGCCGGCCGCACCATCGGCGGCTTCCAGTCGTCCCCGAAATCCTTGGAGACAGGCTCTGGCTGCTTCTTCTTGCGCTTCTTGTAGTAATAGGGGTCAACGCCGCCTTGCGAGCGGGTCTGAACCTCCTGTTCCGGCGCCGCGCCCTCAATCGTTCCGTCAGATGTCAGCGTAACATCGCTCAGCGTGACGCTCAGCGCCCCTTTGAGCGCAAGCGTTCCAGCCGATGAAAGCGTCAGTGCGGCGAGTGTCGTCGCCTCTGTGCCCGCAATGCCAAGCGCGCCGGATGAGCTTAGCGTCAGCGCGTCCAGCGTGACGGACAGCGATCCGGATATACCCGAAGACGGGGCGGTCCCTTCCGAGATCAGCGTGAGATTTTCGAGTGTGACGCCGAGCGCGCCATACAAGTTGGCCGGCAGCAGCCGCACATCGTTCTGTGCGGCATCGCTCGGAACCGTAAATAGCCGAACGTCACTCACGGATAGACAGCCGTCAGGGTGTTTACGCTCGTTCCAGCCACGTCAGGCGATCCGGCTTTGTAGGCGCGAACGAAATAGGTCTGCGAATTGCCGCTCAGGGTGAACCTGTAGTTGCCCGATCCGTCTGACACCGTGGATGCAACAAGCGTGTCCTCGGAGTTCAAAAACAGGTCTACCACGCATCCGGCCAGTGGCGTTCCTGCGCTGTCCCGCGTCACGCCTGACAGCGAGAACGAGCCGAAGAACTGGGGGGCCTTGAGTAGCGGCGTCGAGAACAGCGAATGCCCGATGCCGCCCATAGGAACGCGGCGCGGGCCTAATTCAATGTATTCCATCCCCCCATTCGCGCCTAGTGTGGTCAGGCCCGTGTTGGTCATCGGACACATGTTCGCGCCAAATCGCGTCATCTGACGCGGTCGCTGCGTGAGTGAGCCGATGCGGGGCATGACCTAGTTGAGGTCCTCAATCATGAACTGGTGACAGGTGATTGAGTTCGCCGCGTTGGCTACCGACCACGTCGCGAACAGGTCCACGAGCTGCGCTGCGGTGCTGTCGAAGCCGGTGCCGACAGCCGGGGCCGCGTTGTATGGCAAGACGTGCTCACCCGCGCCGCCCGCTGTCGGGGCTGGCGATCCGATAACAGCGTGGCTGATCCACATGCCCTGACCCAGAATGTTGGCAGTCGTGGTCGCACCAACAGCGCGAACGGTCATCATTGTATCGTATATCCAGCCGACGTTGGTCTGCGCCGTTGTGTTTAATGTCATCGCGCCTGACGAAAACACGCTAACCGAACCAAGGCGAAAATCGAGCGTCAGCGTTCCCGGCGTCGTGACAACCGTGCTGATCCTGCCCGACGCACGAACGCGGAACATCTTGCCCGCAAACAGGTAGTTCGCCGGAAGTGTCGGCTTGGCAATAACCGGCAGGATTGACGTTGCTGTCGTGGTGTTGGTGAGCGCCGAGCCGTCCCCAATCGAGTTGAGAAGGGTTGCGATATAGCCCTGTTGCATGACTTAGTTCCCGTCCGTCAGCGTGAATGATGTTACCGTGAATGCTTGCCCGGCTGTCCATGACGTGCTGTCAACTGTCATGTCGCCGCCGCCCGCTGTCAGCGTGACCGTGCCCTGCATGTGCTGCGTGGTGCCGTCTGAGGCATAGAGCCTGAAATGCTCTGGCGTGCCGGAGTTGTCTGCGCTTGCGTCCGTCCATGAACCAGACAGCGCCTTGGTGCCTCCCGAAGCTGCCGCCATCCAGTCGGACGGAAGCGAGAGCGTTGCCAGGACCGTACCACTGTCAGCATCCGTGATGTTCGTTGGCGCGGCGCCCGTGCGGATTTTCAGGACCGCTGCCGTGCCGATTGCCGTCTCAATCGCATCGAGGCGCGCGTTCTTGACCGCGATGGAAAGCTTGATTGCCATTACTCAGTTCCTACCACGCGACCAGTCTGCGGATCACGGACAACGCGCTTGGGTTTGGACTGCGCATCGGCAAGAGCCCGCATCCCATCGCCCAGCCCTGCAAGCGATGACGCAAGCCCCGACATCACCTCGGCAATGTTGACGCCTGACGTGTCTTCACCGGCCGGAACCTGGAAGCCCTTTTCGCGGAGGCTTTCGCGTTCCTCACGCTGGCTTACGTCACGCCGCGCCGTCGTTTCCTGATCCATGCGCGCCATTTCTAGGCGCTCGTTGGCCGACACCTCTTCGGCCTTGACGGACAACTCGCGTTCCTTGAGCGACAGCTCCCGCTCTTTCAGGTCCAGTTCCCGCGCCTGTAGATGAAGCTCGCCGGTCTTTAGCTGCGCTTCGAACGGGTCAACCTGCTTGGGCGGCTCGGGCATCAGCAGTTTCTGCGCCTGCGCCTGCTTGAGCCCAACCTCTGCCTCTTTGCCGCTGATCTCGGCCAAGGCAGCGCGTTCCTGCATCTGCGCCTGCTTCTGAGCTTGCGCCTGCGCCTCGGGGGTTTGTTCCCCTCCGCCTGACAACAGCTCCGTCATCTTCTTCTTGCGCTGCGCCGGCAGGCTGCTCGCCTCGATCAGCGCCAGCGCGTAAGGCGGCGGCAGGGCTGCAAGCTGCGGCATGATCTGGGCTAGCTGTTCGAACTCTTCGGACTGCAACGTCACCGTGTCGGGGCCAGTCTCAAGGATCACGTCCACATCCATCTGCGCCACGGCGTTCTGCACCATCGGCTGGCCCGTCATCGGGTCCACTTGCACCTGGTTCAGCCCGATGAACTGCGTGGCCTGCTCGTCGTCCGTGATACGGACCCACTTCGGGGCCTTCCAGAACTGCTTGATGCGCGCCCATGTCGCCCGGTAGACGCGCAACTTGAAATCGTTGAAGCGGTCATAGAGCGGCGCGAGTTCGGCAAGCCCTGCCTGCTGCTGGGCGATGATGGCCCGGCCGGATTGGCCCTCATTGCCCTTGCCCTGAAGCGCATTGTTGGGGCCAAGCAGATCGATTTCGGTCTTGGCTTCCTGAAGCATGTTCAGGTTGCCCATCGTCTCGGCTTGCGTGTCCAGCACCTGCACCGCTTGCGGGTCTACAACCTCAACCCAGCCGTCAGGACGCGCAATCTCGCGCTTGGCTTGGCCTACATCGGCAACAGCACCCTGTTGGGCCATGACGCGGCGCGAGTGCAGGAAGTGAACGGCCTTGGACCGGCGATGGTTGATCTCGTCTTGCGGCCCGCGCATGTCGTGGACAACGCCATACCGGGCGTTCTCGCGGTCCACGTAGGCCGAAAATGCCTCGATTGGGCAGACAGTCTTGCCCTTCTCGTCGCGGTAATAGCTCGGCCCGTCCATGACGAGCGTGGAGCCGACAACCACCGCGTAATTGTGTTCCGCGCCCTGCTTGTAATACAATTGGCAGACCTGGACCCTTCTCCTTTTGCGGTCGATCCACGTTCCCGATGACGGTTTGTCGTCAACGCTCTGGTCCGCAACGAAGGCTTTCTCGCTGCCCGTGATGCCCGCCTCGATCTCCTTGCCCTTGTCGGGGTACAGCGCGATGGCGTCGTCCGCGTCCATCCACTTCAGGACGCCAAGGTAGCGCGCATCGCTGAAATCGTGGCGGCTGCTTCTCGGATCGAAGATGAACTCATCCCACGGGATCAGGTTGACCCGGATATCCTCGGGGCCGTCCATGATCACTTCGGCCGCACCCGCGCCCTCGATCATGCCGCATTCAAAAGCGCCGCTGAAGATGTTGTTCAGCCGCGTCTGATCAGACACGAAGCGCAGCGCCTGGGTTACGATGTCGGCGCTCTGCTCATCGCGTGGCGTGCGCGGATAGGCCTTGGGATCGGTGCGCCTGTTGCGCTCCACGCCCAAAATCGAGTCCACTTTCCTCTTGATCCGATTGAAGACGATAGGCGGCTGGCCGCGCTGCTTCAGCGTGGCGATCTCTTCTTTGGTCCACTGCTTGCCGTCGTAATAGTCGCGCGAAAGCGCAGCACGGTCGCGGGCCTCTTCCATGGTGTCGAGATACTCGCGCACCATCTTCCGAATGCGCTCGGCGCCGTCCTCGCCCGCTTCGGGCTTTGCAGACGACAGACTTACAATACTCGCCAATTGTCCGCCTTTTGTGGGGGCCTGTAGTCGCGTGGTCGCGTCAGAGGGAGAGGCGCGGCAGGCGTGAAGCCTGGGTGCGCCATGTCGATCACCATGCCCATCAAGGCGCAGGTATCGACCAGATCGTCATGCTTGCCGGCCGGGAAGCTCAGAAGCTGGTTAAGCACCTTCTCGCCCAGATCGGTCTTCGGCAGGCTTACCTTGCCCATCGCAGCGCGGGCCTGAAATGCTCGGGCGCGGGTCGGCTTGTCCGAAATGGACGGTATCCACTCAGTGCGCGCGAACACACGCAGCTCGTTCATGCGGCGCGTCAGCATCGGCTTGACCGCTTTGACGATCACGCCAGCCTCGCCAAAGTAGCAGAGCGGCTTGTGTTGCTTGACCAGCCGCAGAAGCTCCTCGATCCACACATCCGCCGATGTCTGGCCGGTCCAGCCATCTATCAGCGTCAGCGTGTCCTCGTGATAGTTCCAGACCAGATGCGCGGTCCAATCGCCGCCGTCCTCTGTCACCGCGTAGTCGCTGGTGATGTAGATGTGACCCTTGGCCGGCGCGTCGTCGTGGCGCTTGAACCAATCCCTCAAGAAGAACGTGCCGTCGTCAGGCGTCGGGTTCTGCTGATAGAGCGCCTCGAAATCGCGCGGCCCGATTGCAGCCTTGATGCGCTTCAATGCGTCTACGTTGTACCGCTCAGGCCAGAGCGCCTGGCCGTCCTTGATCGCAGGCAGGTTGACCTTGACCCACTTGTCACCGCCGTTGTTCTCGG